ATGAAAGAAATGAAAATAGATTGGGAAAGTCTGAAAGACTTACTCAATGAGCTAAAACAGACCAATCTGACAGCAGAACAATGGAAGAAAGAATACAGAAAGGCACAGGAAGATGACAACTAACCAAAAAGCAATTGAAAGAGTTTTTGACTTGGTAGAACAAGGAAAAAAACTGGTTTCAGATGGTAAGGAAGAACTAGAAGTTCGTAAGGAACTAGACCGCTACCACGACTTGAGATATGTTGTGAGTTATACAACCAAAAACGACGACATAAACAAAGTCATGACGAGGTTGTTCAATTGAGTCTAGACTCTTGGAAAATAGCCAACGAAGGCTTGCAGATATGGGCAGAGAAAAACAAAATCAAAACAAGAATTCAATATTTTTGTGGGGTTTGTGGTTCTTTTGTCTCAAAAGATACTTTACAATGTAGAGTGTGCAAAGAAAAATCCGATTTACTTGTCCAGTAAATCGTGATTCTCTTTTTTTTCTTCATAAATATAGAATAATAGTTTTTTTTCTATTCTATGAATACACCGCATATTATGAACCGTTAAACCTAGAACTGCAAGGCTTACGGCGATTGCTGCTTCAATCATTTGTTACTGTTTGGGTTATAGATTTTTAATACTACAACTCCGCAAACTGACACCATAGCTATTCCTAAAAAGGCTAAAGTTGCTAAGAAAGATTCCATTATTCCACCTCCTGTGCTAAATGTTGCTTATAGTAACATTCCCTAGCTTCATCTAAGGTATGGCCATTAATGGATTTTCCGCACGTAATACAGTTAGACATCCATTTCAACTCCAAAAACTGAGACTGATACTGCATTAGTTCCGTAGTTTTGCACGTTTAGATATTGACCGGCCGCAAGTTCATGATAAAACATATCGTTTTGCATCATTACGTTACCCGCTTGAGTTGTATATGCATAACCGTAACATTGTGTTCCACCAGAAGCATCAGCCACATTATGGTCATAAATCAAAAGTCCCCCGCTTGTATTATTCAAACAAGCCCAAGAAATTTTTAAAACTATGAATTTTTTTCCGGCGCTCGGTGTATAAGCCGAATTTGTAGCACCATCTTTTATTGCAAAAAAACCACCTGATGAATAATGTAAAAACAATCCTTTCGGTGTTGTAGTGGCATTGGTGATATATTTTACACCTTCATATCCGCTTACTACAGAATCCGTCATTAGAGCATTACCTCAATTGGGTAAACGGTAGAATTAATATCCATAGCTGTTCCGGTTGTAGTTGAATTACGCATTCTTAGAGAACCGCCCTCTCCACTGCTTGTAGAATGGATGTGAGCTGTAACACCTGATGAGCCACCACCACCGCCAAAACTCATGAAAAATCACCTTTTTTTCTTTCTAAACTCGAATTTAGAAACAAACACGCATGTTTTGTACCGTACCTGTACCGTACCGGTCCGGTAACCACTGGTTTAAAATGTATCATGTTGTTTCCTCCAAGTCTAAAACGTTTTGTTCTCCGGTACTTGGAACTCTTACAGAATAGAATGTATCTTGTGTTTTACTCTGCACCTTTTGTTCAATTAATGGCGCTACTTGTGCTTCAACTAAACACGTACCGGCAGCGCCGGTGTTAACTTCTAAGAAATTAACTATTGTACCATCCAGAGTATCAAAGGAACTGGCCGCCAAGTTAGAAAATTGGGAGTTTTGATTATATGCGTAAGTTAATGCATTTGCTGCATCATTATTAGTAATTTTTAGTGAAACTGCACGACCTAGAAACCTATCAGGAAATGATATAATTTGATTGGCTGTGGCTGCGGGTAAGATAACTCTAATCGGAACTAAAAGGGGTAGGTTAGATACTGTGTAGTTAAACGGCACGGTATCTCACCTAGTTAAGCGGACTTGCATATCTTGCAAGGATTGTTACTACTGCTAGACCCGCACCTGTCACCGTCTGAACCGCCTCCCACTGATAGTTGCCCGGGCTTAAGGAAACATTTCCTATTGGAACTCTTCCTTGAGTTGTTGGGCTCATCGATGGACTGTCTGCGCGAACTGGAGTTGTGTTTCCATTCTTGACTAGTTGGAATCGGTATACTGCACCGGCACCACCGTCTGGGTTCATTACTAAGTCTTGCAATACGTTAGGAGTCAATATTAAAAAGTTATTCTGTCCGGTTTGTTGGTCTGTCATAAACTGTGGAACGTTTAGTGTTGGGACTACTGGTATAACGTATGTACGTTGTACGGGTAGCGCCATTATACGCCAAACTCCACGTTACCAACTGATGGTGTTGCGGCCTGTTGACCACCTAAGAAACCTGTAATGGTACTTAGACCACCGTTAAGAATGACTGATGTTACAGCTCCCACTGCTCCGCCGGCTGCATATGCAGCTATTGGTTGGGCTATTCCAGTGATTGGACTTCCGGGTAAAATTCTATTCATTACAGTTCCTACTAGTGCTGCTGCACCAATACCTGTAACGGCCTTACCTACAATACCTGAAGTAAGTAGGTTTTTAGCTGAACTACCGACACGTCTTACACTTGAACTTTTACGTCTTGCCATACTTTTCATTGGTGTTCTTCTATTTGAACTTGACGATTTACGCTTGGTTTTTGACGATTTACGCTTTACAAAGGCTCTTCTTGCCGTTTTACGCACCATTCCTTTCGTGGTTCCTTTGCGTCTACGTTTATTTAATGCTACCAGTTTTCTTGTTGCTGCTTTTTGTGCGGCCGTTCTACGTTTAGCCATTAGTTAAAGTAACTCCCGTATTTTTGTGCGTTAGTTGCTATAAGCGATTGTAATGCTCTATTTTGACTTGCTGCATCTCCAAAACCTCCATAATCTGATTTGGCTCTAGAAATAACATTAGATGAGGCTTGTCGTGGTGTAATTGTTGTTAATGGTTGTGCTACATAAGTAGAAATTCTGTCTAAATAACTGCCGCTTGTTGGTGTTGCGGCCGGGATTACTATTCCTTGTGTAGAAACTGCGGGAATACCGCTTTTAACTTCTGGTTCTGGTGTTGTTTCAATGGGTGTTGCTTGTGGTGATGGACTAGTGTCGACTTGACCACCACCTGTTTTACTATCATAAGGGTCTGGTAATTGTGGACTACTTCCGATTGGTTGACCGGTATTAATATCGATTGCATTTTGTAAGTTTCTTTCAACTGTTGCCGGGTCAGTATATCTTGAAGGGTCTGATGATAATTGTAAATTAATTTTAGGTTCTCCTGACGTTGCGGCTGCACCAAACGGGTTTAACGCACCTGTAAAGCCACCAACTAGATTATCTTGAAATGCTTTAAAGCCTCCACCTATCCTTTGACCTATTCCACCGGCACCACCTAGGGAAGTGAAAGCTAAGAGACCCGCTCCGATAATACCAAGTGTGAATAAGGTTTTAAGGCTAACCATAAAAGTTATGCACGATATTCGTATAAAAAGTTATAGAAATCGTCTACAAAACCCGCAATAATCAACGGAATACGTTTCATTTCCGTTTTTATCGACTTTTTGAATAATCCCAAATCCTAAATAACAAGCAGTACATAATTTGCCCTTATACAGACATTGAATCGATAGACTCTTGCACGTTGTTCGGTTCTTGTTTGGCATTAGGTTTTTTGTTCACTAGTTTAGATAAAACGTTTTTGATTTCTTCTGGGTGTTCTGTAATAGCCTTTTCAATTCCTTTCATTACGCCTGGAGTAGAAAGAAAGGGCTTCAAAGAGGACGGAATTAATCCGGAAGATGATAAACCAGTTATTAATTCACTAATTGCACCCATAGGGTTTTCTTCATCATATTCTTTGATGCTTAATGGTTGCTTTGAACGGTTAACTTGGCCTCTTAACTTTTTGTTTTCTTTCTCCAAATCGCCAATAAGGAGATTAAATCTATTTCTCTCTTTTGTATGTAAAGGCGAGCTTCTGAATAGATTTTTTGTAATGACGATACCGGACACACTAGCCCCAGCCACAGCAAACAAAATAATAATTTCATTAAGAACGGTTTCAAGCATATCATTTAACCAATTCTTCTATATCATTACGTACAATCATTTTAATTATATTGGATAATCCTCCGAATGTGTAAAGAAAATCCGTATTAACACTTACATCATTAGAAAGTTTTGATAAAATACTCATACAATGTAATGATTTTGCTTGTATTTTACTGTTATTTTACCCTCTTTCCCCCCTAGAACCCCCCAAACACCCATGTTTTTAGTCACACTTATGACCGAGTGTAACCTATCCTAAGCATTAAGGGACTGGCAGAATGGGGGGAATTGCTAAAAATCCTCTGGGGTTGTGGTAAAACCACCACACAGTAAAAATGAAGTTGTGTGGTGGCCAAAAAAAGACTTACATACATACTAACATACACTATAACATGAAAGAAATGAAAATAGATTGGGAAAGTCTGAAAGACTTACTCAATGAGCTAAAACAGACCAATCTGACAGCAGAACAATGGAAGAAAGAATACAGAAAGGCACAGGAAGATGACAACTAA